AGCGCCGCCTATGGCGATAAGGCCCGGCATGGCAAGCATAACCTGCCCGATAATCATTAACAGTGGACCAAGCGCTGCAATAAACCCCACAAAGGCGATAAGTGCCATTTGCGCCCCCGCCGGTAACTTGGCAAACACTTTTACTAGACCTTCAAGTTTTCCCGTAATAGCCTGCACCATACCTAAAAACTTTTCCCAAGCGGGCATTAAGGCAAGCCCTAAATCAATCGCAAGTCCCTTGAAACGTTCGCCCAACAATGCTAACCGGTTAGCAGGGGCGTCGATAGTTCGGGCTAAATCGCCCTGTGCCGCTTTGGTCTGGTCAAGGATAAGCTGATACCGTAACCAAGCCTTTTCACCCTGCGTTAGGGTAACCTTCATCTTGCCGGTTTTTTTGTCCAGCGTCCCCATGCCCAGTTCCATAGCCTTTTGCTTTACAGCAACGTCATGGACGGATATACCCAGTTGTTTAAGCGGCTGTATTTCACCGATAAGGCCGGATTGTATCTTGACAAGCATTTCTTCAAATCCGGTGTCGTAGAAGGAAGCCATATCATAGGCTAACTTAACGACGTTCGTTGACATATCGTAGGCTTTATTTTTAGCTACCCCAAGACTTGTTGAAAAGTTGTAAAACAAACCAATGTTTCGTCTTACTTCATAGGCGTTCAAACCAAACTGTTCCCGTAAATCTTCAGAAAAGGCACGGGCTTGTTTTTCCATATCACCCATAGCGATATTGAAAATGTTTTCACCAGCGCCTACATGCATACCCATTTTCAGGGCGGCAGCACCCACACCAATAAGGGGGGCGGTAATATATTTTGTCATTTGCCAGCCGGTATCTTTTAAAGTTTGCCCCATCTGTTTGAAGTTACTGCCCGCTGAATTCAGCTTGCCTTCAAATTCGCTGGTATCAAGCCTTAAAGTTGCTACCAATTCACCGACATTGATGCCCATATTACCGCCCCCTTCTAGCCGCTTATACTACCGGGTTTTAATCCGGCAGTTTTTAGCCAAGCATGTTCCGAATAGCCGCTATACCTTCCGGTGTGCTGCCGTCGATAACCGTTTCTTCGTTACCTTTTGAAGCTAAGACCGCTGAATTAGGCGATAGTCCACAAAGTAAGGCGTTGAATTTACGCCAAGTGAAGCCCCTGTCATGTATTTCCACGGCAAGGTCTATGCCATATTCACGCTGAAAGTCCGCTTCTATTAAGCACCAGTCACCGAATACATCTATTCGGCGTCCTTTTTTACTTCCAAAGGGGCTTCTTCTTCTTTATCCCCCGCCGGGTTTAGCCGGTCAACTGCAAACTGCACAAGGTCTGTGAACTGGTCGATAGTCAATCCCTTGTCCATCCACTTATCCACGTGTTCCTGTCCGTAAAGAAGCGTTACCATATCAAACACTTCTTCGGCGGGCATTTCCTTGTCCTTGTAACGCATCAACCGTATTACCATTTTAGCAGGAAGGGAAGAAGGCATTACCATGGTGTCACCCATAATAGTTACCTTGTCCCCTTCCTGCCCTTTTTCGGCCCACATAGCATCAAAGTCTACATACTTCTGCCCCATCATTAATCACCTTTCCTATGCTTTGTTAATTGCCCCACTAACCGTTGCTTCAAAAGACCACGAAGCCGCATCATCGTTGCCGCCGCCGGGCGGGGTAACGTTGATAGAACAATCGAAGTCCCACACTTCGGCGCCACTGGCGGGCGGGGAAGTCAGTTTCATGTGGCCCAATCCCGCCGGGCCTACCAAGTCACCCAATACTTCTACCCTTTCCTGTCCCGTATCACGGGCGCCAGTCGCTACATCCACCAGAAAGAAGCCTTCAAACGTATAGGACATACCCCGGCTTGCAGGCAAGTGTTCCAAGTTACCCGCGCTGTCGAAGTCGGTAGTATCCGCATCGTTCTTTTCCGGTGAAGGTGAAAACGAATTGATACCCCCTATCGCCTGATAGGATTCATTAGCCAACTGAACTTCAATGGTCCAATCCCTTGCTAATACCTTTGCTACAGCCATAATACAAACCCCCCTTAAATTACATCTTTGCCATCGTTACTTCGCCAATACGCAAACTGGTTGCATCCCCCTGATTTTCCGTAACGTCCAGTTTGTAGTAACGATAGGCTACCGCGTTTGTTACATCATAAGAACGCCGTTCGCCTACCGTGAAGGCCGCCGCTGCTGCTACTGTGTGGATGGTTGTCCACGCACTGTCGTTGTTGCTGCCCTGAAGCGTCCATGCCTTCGGTGCTTTGTCAGCTTCACCGGCAGTCGTTGCCGCCTGTATGGAATACCGACGCACAATAGCAGTTTTGCCACTTCCCAAGTCAACCTTTAGCCAACCTACAACACCATCAGCTTCCCAGTAGGTATCTTCGTCATCGTCGAAGGCATACAATGCCCCATGTCCTTCTGTGCTGGTATCTGCCGTGAAGGTCTTATTGTAGGTTATATCCTTAGCAAGCCCACCTTCAGTCACCGTAATTTCCACAGACCACGCCGCTGCATCGTCACTGCCGCCGCCGGGCGGGGTAACGTTTACGCTACCGGAAAACAAGTCTATGCTGGCATCCGGTGCCACAAACTTAAAGTTACCGATACCTGCAACGCCCATGCTGTCCGACAACGCTTCTACCGCCGCCTGTCCTTCGTCCCTGTCACCATTCGATACGTCTACCTTGTAGAACCCTTCCAAAGTGAAGGCCCGCCCCCGTGATACCGGCAAATGGCTAAGACTGCCCGCATCGTCGAAGTCGGTAGTATCCGCATCGTTTTTTTCAGGCGAAGGTGAAAACGAATTGATGCCGTGTATCTGCGTCCACACCGGCACGGCATACGTTCCCGTGTTAATGAAGAACGTCCATCCCCTTGCTAAAACTTTCGTAGCTGCCATACTATCACCCCCTGTAATCGGTTATTCTGCGTGTTTCTATTACATAGTTACCGGCATAAAAGTATCGCCCCTTTTCGTCTGTGCCTTCGCTGATAGGAAAGTGGGCCGCATGACAATTAAGCACCCATGTTCCTTCCGGCAAGGTAAAGTGGTGCAGGCCGTCCAGTGCATCATAAATGCTTTCTGCCAAGTCTGCTGCGCTTTCAATGTCCGTTCCCCGGTTCAATACCCTGAAGGTTTGCACTATATAAGGCAAGTTACCGCTTCGCCGGGGGCCGCCGGTATCATACAGGGTTACGCATACATCGGGAAAGTCAGGATACCGGCCTATAAAAATAGTGCTGTCCCCGTCTATGCTAAAGGTAGCTATATTGACGTTATCAAGGTGCTGTCCTATTTCGTCCAGTAACATTAAAATGCCCCCCGGATTGCATCGGCAAAGGCCCGCATAACCTGCCCGCTGTCTTCTTCTATCACGCTTGATAGATAATGGTCTTGTCCACCACGCGGATGATTGAACACCTGTTCGTGCTGGCGTATACAATAAGGGTATCCATTGCGGGGGTTTGTGGCAGAAAAGCTAACTTGCGCTTCGCCGTCACCCACGGATAAGTTACCGCTTGCCCGCAATGCCCCAGTTTCAATAGGCGCCCGGCTTTGTGCTTCAGACAACACCATCTGCCCGGCAGTAATTACGGCGTCGGTTTTTCTGGCGTTAACGCGGGTGATTATCTGATCGCCTTTCCAGTCAGCTTTAGTTATGTATATTACCATGCTACCCATTACTGCATTTCCACCACCTTATGCGTTATTATCCCCGCCACACCGACGCCCGGTATAACTTTAGTTACCGTATAAGTAACATCTTCGTCAATCCACGTTACTTTGGCACCTAAAGTTATATCAAGGTCGGGCTTAACTGCCATACTGGCAAAGTTCGCCCCGGCGTCACCTTCCGGCTTTAGCGTTACCCTGTGCTGCAAACGAACCCTTGCCCGTGCATAAACAGGATGGGCAGAATAGGTTTTCCCATGCGCCCCTTCGCCGGTTACATTTTCCACCTTTATTCGGTGGGGTAATAAATTGTCTGTTATACGCATAGTATATCACCTTTTTAACTAAGGGACAAGCCCGTATATAGCAAGCCAGCGTTACGAAGTATACGCCGGGCATCAGGGGCAAGCACCGGCAAGCGGGGCGCCCGATAGCCCATAACACTACCGCCGCCGCGTGTTCCCATAACATCATCTTCTATGCCCACAAGCAACCAGAATTCCACCTGCGCGCACGTTGCTTGCAAGGCTGCGTCTACGTGGTCGTCATTTGTGGCGTCGTATTGATTGAACATTACTTCGTCGATAACACGGCTTGCCCGCGTTAACCACGTTGTGGCCCGCGCGTCAAGCGCCGCCGCATCTACCCCCAACCATTCAAGCAAATCGTCCATTTCAGCGTATGCCGCCATTATGCCCACACCCTTTCAAGCCATTCACGAACCACGATGGGGCGGCCAAGTGCATCTTCGCCGTAGAATTCCACTGTTACCGGGTCCGGCCCGCCCGGCAGGGTATAGTAGATGGTATAAGCACCGACGCCCGTTCTATCGGTTAGTTCTACGTCTACTTCATCTATCAGCGCCTTATTTATATCATATAAGCGACAAACTATTGTCCCGTCTTCCGGGTCTGCTGCCACCCCTGTCCAATCCGTAAAAGCCACAGATAGTTTTACGGTGTTGCCGATTGTTGACATGTAATATCGCCCGTCCTTTCAGTAACGGTTATTGTGGCCGCCCTTGAAACTACCGCTAAAGTAGCTATAGCAGGGTTTCGCTTAACTAATGTTCCGCTTGCCGTTAAGTCTACTATACCATAAATAACCATGTATTTCACCTACCGTTTAGATACCGGTCAAGTTTAAACTTGCCGGTTATTACCGCATAAAGTAGTCGTAGTAGTCGTAACCGTCGCCTTCGCGCATAACCATACTGCTATCGAAGTAGTAACCATCGAAACCTTCGCCGCCCAAATGCCAGTATTTAAAGCGTTCCAGTGCATAGTCATAGTAACCCTGCCAAGGGGCCGTGGTGTAAACGTCAATATAAGATTGACTAACGCCATTCATGGAATACTGGGTATTAAGTGCATACCCGGTATCCACCATGGAAAGCGTGTCACCATGATAGATATCCCCTGCCGGGAAGGTGTCAGTGCCTACAAGATAGTAGGTGCCGCTTTGCTGCCGGTAAACCCGATACCCTGTGCTGCCTGCCACATACGGCCAAGATACAGTCACCTTGCTGCCACCACCGACGCTAATACTACCTGTCCTGCCGGTAGAATCGCCCCGTGTGCCGCAAGTCGTTACGGCATAGTTATACGTGCCGGAAAGACTGCCGCCGCTGCTACCGGCAAGGCTTATACTTGACGGTGCCGGAAGGGGGCTGCCCCCGTAGGTAAAGACCGGCGTTCCGACAGTTGTGGTTGACGGATAACCGCGCGATAGGCTACCGGCGTTTCTACCATACCAGTAGCTTAAAACATAGTCCCCGCTGCTATCAAGCATTTGCCATTCCGGGTGCATAGCCCAAATCGGCCCCCACCGGATATGCCCTGTTACGGAAGTCCAAGCGATAACCTTTAACCCTTGTGCATGGGCCTTGTTGCAAAGATAACGCAAGCCAGTTTCCCCGCCTATATAGGCAGGCACTTCCAAGCAAGACGGATGACTTGACCGATGGTTCCAAACTATCCACGGTTCAAGGTATAATGTTTTAACGCCGTATGCGCCTATGTAGTCCGCGCCCCCCGGCGTTAAGTAACGGTCTGCCGCATCATGCAAAAGGGATGCCCCCGACGGTGTTCTAACCGTTTGATTGTTATAAAACACGCTATCACAAGGTAGATGCAATACATCCCCCGCCCAGTTATTGACATGCCCCATTTGCACGTTATACCGGGCCATCATTGCATCACGTAAGTTGCGTTGCTTTTCCCGCAAGGCATAGCCGCTGTTATCCCACAGTATCCACAGTGCCGGGAAGGTCACTGCCCCCCGGTAATATGCCCCTTCGCCGTCAAATAGCGTCTGGCAAAGGAAATGATCTGCCTGTTCGTTGCTACAAGCATAAAGCATAGCCTGATCTGCAAAGGCATACCACTGGTGGGCAGTCGTTACCGGGTCAAAGGCACTTACCTTGCCATTAGCCGTATGCCACAACTGCCCGCCCCCATGGAACAAGCAACCGCTGTTAGGTGTGCTATAATAGTTCTTTCTTACCCACTTATTGTATAGGTAGTTGCTACTGGAAAGGTTAGTCGTTCCAGCCTTGGTATTGCCCGGCATAACGTAAGACTTGACGGTGCAGTTGATAAGGTCTGCGCCCTTGGTATCCATGCTGTATTGAATAGATACGCCCTGCACATTGCGGGCGCCTACGTCCAGTGTCACAGCGGATATAACTAAGCTGTAAGTTCGCCCGGCACCGTCTGCCATATTCCAAGTGGCCGTGTCCCCCACAAGGCTGTAACTGGGCGTCGTGGTGGGCCGCCCCAAATTAGTAGTAAACTGCTGCGCCCCTGCCGGGTAACCGGTAAGCTGATAGCCGGTATGGCTGTAGACTTTCCAGTATACCTTATCATTGCCCGATTCATCGGCCACTACCCGGCAGCCGTTGCTAAAGGTTATATCCCACGCCATACGCTGCCCCCTATCCTACAATTGTAGCTATGTCACTGAAGTATTGTTTAGCCGCCGCCGTTGCCGCGTCTTGTCCTTTGAACACTACATCTATTACACAATCAACGGGAACGGCCCCGGTTGTGCAGGTCAACAAGTCCCACGTATCATCGGCGGTAACATTGGTGTCCGTCTGTGTGGTTATATGCTTACCGCGTAAGATAAGTTGCGGCTTACTTGCCCCGCCGCCCAAGTCCTTGTGCTTACTTCTTACCTGCACGGTAAGGTTCTGTCCTTCTTTTAAGCCCAGTTGCATAATAAATTCGCCGCCCCGGTAGATAACAATCGCCGGGGGATTGGTGTAATAATCACCAGCAGTAAAGGAAGTTCTGGCATCGCACCATTCCCATGCGCCTACATCATCGGCGCCTGCCCCATCGGGCCGGGGTCTACCTAAACAATCATCTGCCGGTGCATAAGTGGCACTGCCTATTTCCTTGATACCAGAAGTTAAGTAAGGTTCCAGCTTTCTTTGCAGTTCTATCATCTTGCGATAGTCCCATCCCACAGCGGAAGTAGCGCCCACAGTGTGCGTTTCATAAGTAGTGGCCCCGCGCTGCACCGTCTTACAGGCAAATGCCTTCGCCGTGCTAGTGTCCATTTTATTAGTGGAACTGTCCCCGTAAAAGCCATAGGTGCAGTAAACGGCCACATTATTTACCCACGTCTGGTTGGTTCCTTTAAAGCCATAATCACAGCCGCTTGCCAGACAGTTGTAAACCGCCCCGCCGTATTCAAAGCCTTGACTTGAACCCAATGCCGTGCAGTTGTAGCAGGTGGAAAAACTGAATCCCTTTTCACTGCCTATGGCGATACAGTTATACGCTGTCCCGCCGGACACACCGTTCACACCACCTATAAATACATCGTTATAGTGGGTGCCAAGCGATACACCGTAATATCCGGCTATGATAACGCATTCGTGGGTTTCGGCTATGCGGTAAACGGCAGTGTCACCCGCTGATAGCACACACCGGTAAAGCCTACCTGCATTAGCTGTAGCCCCACTTATGGCAGCTACACTGCTGCCGTCTATATATAAATCATACCAATCGTTATACGCCTGTCCGTTTTCGCTGATAACGTCTGTAGCACCTTCTAATTCGTCACTGTCTGCCCCGGTTATCCTTACCCGGCCCGGCGTTTCACTGGTGCAATATCGCCCGTCCGGGTCACCCCGCCAGCTTATCCGGCTGCCGGAAGTCCCGGCAGTGGCAAGGGTAAGCGTTTCCCGGTAGATACCCGGTCCGATATAAACAGTATCACCCGCCGCCACATTGGATACAGCTTCACCTATGGTTAGCCAAGCATTAGCCGGTTCCGGCCCGGTTCCAGCATGGGCGTCGTCACCTTGTTTAGTTACATAGTAAGTTGCCATAATATGTATTAGCGGGCCGGGTTATCGTCCCCGGCCCGCTGTTATCCCCCTTGTCCGTTAGGCTAATGTTGCTGTTAGGTTCCCAGTCAGCATCTTGAACTGATCGCCTTCATTGATGGTCTTACTTACGGCAAGCGGACCATGAAACAATAGGTTCCCGCCGGTATCATCATCCCTGATACCTACGTGGGTGATTGTCCCCCAGTTCCCACCATTAGCTACCGGAAAGGTTATGTCTGCCGTAGTGGTTACCACACCGTTACTTGCCACCCCGAAAGTAGCCGCCTGCCTTGCATAGGCATTACCAGCAACTTCCGTGCCTGCATCGGCATCGGTCGGGTCGTCGGTATACAAGGCCACATACACCGCCGCCGGTTCCGTGTAAGCCACTGCCCGCAGAACATGT